AGACCTGACGGCTACCCGTGAGAGTCTGGCCCGCTCCGATTGGGGCGCCCTCTACATGCAGACTCCGGTCGGTGACGATGGCAACGACTTCACGAAGGACGACTTCCAAGACTGGGACGAGGACGACCCGCCCGAGTGCGACGAAATTATTCAGACCCTCGACACCGCCTTCTCCACCAAGGCCACCGCCGACTACTCCGTCATCCAGACCTGGGGCATCTTCCACCTCACCTACACCGACGACAAGGGCCACGAATACGATGAGCCCAACGCCATCCTGCTCAATCAGGTGCGCGGTCGGTGGACATTCCCCCAACTCCGCAACATCGCCAAAGAGCAGTACGAGACATTCAGGCCCGACAAAATGGTAATCGAGAACAAGGCTTCGGGCCAGTCCCTAATTCAGGACCTCAAGCTTAACAAGCTGCCGGTATTGCCTTTCCAGCCTGACCGTGATAAGCTAGCCCGCGCTCATGCTGTAACTGGCATTATCGAGCGGCAGCGCGTGTGGATACCTCTCAAGAAGAAGTACGCCGCTGAACTGCTGCAAGAGGCGTTGGAGTTTCCCAAGGGCGCCCATGACGACTCTGTCGACGCCATGGTGATGGCCCTTCTTTACTTGCGTCGCCGTTACGAACTGACACAAGAAACTGTCAGCCGCCCCGATGGACCTTCCAAGCGGCGCCCCTTCCGTAGCTATTGGAGCCAAGTGACCCATGTCCGATAATCCGATGATCCCCGACGATGACGACGCGACCGAAGCGCCCGAAATGGAGTTCGAGTTCTCCGAGGAAACTCTCCTGCTCATTCCGGACGAGGAGGTCATCGAGGTCGACATGTCGTTTGGCGCCAACCTTGCCGCCAGCCTTGAAGACGACATCCTCCGCGATATCGGCTCTGCCCGACAGGACGCCCTCCAAAACTTCAAGAACGGGCGTCAAGAGTGGGAAGAGAAGATCAAGCTGGGCGTCAAGTGGCTTGGCCTGAATACGGACGGGGAGGGCAACTCCGAAATCGAAGGTGCCTGCACCGCCGTCCACCCGCTCCTCATTGAGAACGTCGTCAAGTTCCAGGCTAAGGCCATCCAAGAACTGTGGCCCGCGAAGGGTCCGGTCCGCACCAAGGTCAAGGGCTACGTCGACATCCCCCGCGAACAGGCCGCTACCCGCGTCCGCTCCTACATGAACTACCAGCTTACGGAGCAGGTGCCCGGCTTCTACAACGATCTCGAACGCAACCTGTTCCGCGTTGGCTTCATGGGCGTTGGCATCCGCAAGGTCGGCTGGAACAGTGTCTCCGAGGTGCCCGACCCCACCATCGTCTACGTCGAAAACTTCTATGTCGATCCGGCTGTCGCTCACCTTCGCGATGCCGAAGAGTACATCGAGATCATGGAACTGTCCGTCCGCAAGATGGAAAACCTCGTAGTCAACGGCACCTTCTTGGCGGTCAGCGAGGACGATTCCGAAGAGACGCTTGACACCAACGAGATTACCGAAGCCATCGCCCGCGCGCAAGGCTTTGACATGTCGCTGGAGCGGAAGGGCTATACGGTCGGTGAATCCCACTGTTACCTCGATCTGCTAGGCGACGACCCGCTGCTGCCCGACGGCGGCTACGCTCCGTACACCGTCCACTTCAATATCAAGACGGGCAACGTCTACTCCATTAGGCGCAACTGGCGAGAAGACGATGATGCCAAGACGAAGCGCATGTGGTACACCGTCGACCAGTTCATCCCAGCCTTCGGCTTCTATGCGCTGGGCTACGTCCATCTGATTGGCGACCTTGCTGCATCTTCTACGGCGGCGCTCCGCTCCCTCGTCGATGCCGGTCAGTATAGCAATTGGCAGGGCGGCTTCAAGTCCCAAGACGCCAAGTTCTCCGAAACCGACACACCGCTTGGCTTCGGTGAGTGGCGCGACGTCAACTTGTCGCCCGAGGAAATCTCCAAGGCGTTCTTCCCGCTGCCCGCCAAGCCGCCCTCCGAAACCCTCTTCGGCCTGCTCAAGTACATGGTGGATAGCGGCCAGAAGTTCGCTGACGCCACCGACGAGGTCGCTTCCAACGCCACAAACTACGGGCCGGTTGGCACCACTCTTGCGCTGCTGGAGGCGTCGCAGCGTTTCTACTCTTCCATTCATAAGCGGCTGCACCAGTCGCAGGGCGAGTTCCTAAAGCAGATCGGGGAACTCAACTTCGAGAACCTGCCCGACCTCGTCAACTTTGTGGCGGGTGCCGAGAACGAGTTTGTGCGGCGCACGGACTTCAATCCGCAGATGGTCGACGTCATCCCGGCCTCCGACCCGAATGCCCTGACGGAATCGCAGCGGGTGGCCCGTGCCCAGATCGAACTGGAGATGGCTGCCCGCTTCCCCCAAATGCACAACATGGAAGAGGCGCTTCGCCGGTTCTACGCCGCCATGGGTACGGATGGCGTCGACAAGCTTCTGGTGAATCCGCAGACCCAGGCCGTCTCGGCAGACCCCCTGACCGAAGTCCAAGTGGCCATGTCGGGTAAGCCGATCAAGGCGCAGTTGGGCCAAAACCATGCCGCTCACATCGCCGTCAAGGAATCCTTCTTGAAGGCACCCCAGATGCAGGGCGTCAATGACCCGACGGTTGCTACCGGCATGCAGTTGCTTATGGCCAACATCTCGGAACATAAGGTGCTGATGTTCGTGGCGCAAGCCATGCTGCTGGCCCAGCAGATGGGCATGCCCATCGAAGACGAGAACGTCCAAGCCCAAATCACCACGCAGCTTCTGATGATGTCGGCCCAGTCGGCACCCGGTGGTGAGCAGGGTCCGAGCGTCGAGCAGCAGATGATCCAACTGAACCAACAGGAGCTTCAGCTTTCGGCGGCCCGTATCCAGTCGCAGGATACTCGTGAGGCGGCGAAGATCGCCCTCAAGAACCGCGAACTGGACCTGAAGGAAACCGGCATGCTGATGGATGCCGAGGACAAGAACAAGAAGAACCAGATCGCGGCATCTGGGAAAATACTTGATAGTTCTGCCAAACTAGCCGATCTTCAAGCTACCAAACTAGCGGAGAGGGCTAACCTCGCAAGTCAATGAGACTACTATCAGAATACGTAGCAGAAGTACAGAAGAGGATAGACAGGGAGAAGGACTCTCTGTCTAGGGGTGCCGCCAAGTCTTACGACGAATATGCGAAGGCTTGCGGCACCATTCATGGCCTTAATCTGGCCATTGAACTGTTGAAGTCGCTGTTCGAGAAAACTCCAATGGAAGAAAGGGACTAATGATTACCGCTCGCACGCCTCTCGACGGGGCGCTTACCAACGACCAGTGGGTATCCCAGGACGAAATTCCTGATCCGACCCCACTGCCTAGGATTCCTGGCGTAGGGATTCTTGTCCGACCAGTGCCGATTAGGCGCAAGTCTGCGGGCGGAATCATCATCCCGGATACCTTTCGCGAAGACCGTGAACACCTCAACACTGTGGGGCGCGTCCTTGCTCTCGGTGATTTGGCGTTCGTAGACGAAGACATATACCGGAAGGGGCCTTGGGTCAAGCCCGGTGACTACATCGTTTACGCCAAGTTCGCAGGCCAGAAGATTTGGTGGAAGGGTGTCAAGCTTCTGCTGGTCAAGGCGTCGTCCATCGAACTGGTGGTCGACAAGCCCGAATATCTCGACGCCAACTTCAAGGAATAAAATCCCATGTCTGATGGTTACAAGGAACTTGACCTCGATACTCCGGGCAAAGCCTCCGCAGAGGCAGCCTCCGATATCGAGATTGTTCACGAAGGTCTAGAGCCAAACGAAGTCGAGATCGTCCCGGAAGCGGAAGCCCCTAAGAAGGCCGCCGCCGCCCCGGAAGCTGATGACGATGACGACGACTCTGGCACAGAAGCCTCCCCAAGTGAACGCACTAAGAAGCTGACGCGCAGCCAGCGGCTCAAGGCGCAGCGAGATGCTTATGCCCGACAACTGTCGGAGACGCAAGCCCGTCTTGCCCAAGTCGAACAGCGTGCCCGCAAGTTTGAGCAGGACGCCAACGACGGCGCAGCCATCGGCTTCGACCTGTATGCTAAGGGCCTCGACGCCTCTATGCAGGCGCTTCGCCGGGACTTCGACCAAGCTTTCGATTCGGGCGACCGCGAACGCATCTTCGAAGTCCAACAGAAGATGGCTACTCTTGCCGCCGAAAAGCAGCAAATTGAAAGAGACCGGCGCTCGATCCCTACGAAGCCGACTCAGCAATCTGGGTCGGACACCCGGCAGCAGACCGGGCGGACACAGCCTAACCAGCCTGCCCGCAAGCAACCCTCGCCTGCCGCCTCAGAGTGGTATCAGCGCAACAAGACTTGGTTCAACAAGGACCCTG